ACCGAGCCGTCCGCATGGTGCTGGATTTCCAGCCGCCGGAGTTGGTGTTGGTGGTGTTCATCTTGAACTTGTTCGTGCTGGTGGTATCGTAGCTTCCGTACAGGCTGTCCACAAAGGCGATATCCACGCCCGCGCTGGTCTTGCCGAACTGGAAGTGAATACCCTTGCCCTCAACGGATTCGTTGTGGTCGAATCCCAGGATAAAGGCATAGTAGGTATCGTTCAGCACCAGAGAACCCACCGTACCGGACAAGGCGATAGGGATTTTATCGCCCACGGCCCAGTAGGATTTGCCGGTCCCGGCCTGGGCCGCCGCCTGGATGGTGGCCGGGGTGTTGTCCGACAAGGTGCTGCTGGGGAGGTCCACCGTCACGCTGAACGTCTTGTTGCTGGGCGCGGTGTAGTTGCTGTCCGCCGCCACGCTCACGGTGATGGTGGCGCTGCCCTTGGCCTTTCCGGTGACGGTGATGGTGGTGCCGCTCACCGATACCGTGGCGATGCTTGTATTGCTGGAGCTGGCCGTAACCGCTCCGGTGCCGGGCCGGGTCACGGCCACGGTCTTGGACAGGGAGGAAACGTCCAGCGTCAGGCTGGTGGGGTTAAGGGCGATACTGCCCGCCGCCTTGCCGATAGTCCAGGTGGCCGTCTTTGCGCTTGTGCTTCCGTCGGACCACTGGTAGTTGGTCTTGGGCGTAAAGGTGGCGTTGTAGCTGCCAGCGTTTGTGCCGCTGGTGGTTCCGCCCAGCGTCAGCTTGGCGCTGTCGTACCCGGACCAGCTGGGGGATTGCTCGGACCCGGTGTAGGTCAGCGTTCCGCTTTGCGTGGGGAGTGCCACGCTGGCCCGGCTGATGGTCCAGGTCACTTCCTTGGCTTCCGTGGTGTCGTCCGCCCAAACGTAGTCACCCTTGGGCGTGAATTTCGCGGTGTACGTCCCGGCCTCCGTGGCCGTGGTGGTGCCGCTGATCTCCAGCTTCTCGGTATCGAAGCTGTTCCACACCGGGGACTGCTCGGACCCGGTGTAGGTCAAAACGCCGCTCTGACTGGGAACGGTGTTGATGCTGCTGGTCAGTTTGGTCACGGCCTGGTTTGCGGCGTCCGCCGCGTCCTGGGCCTTTTGTGCGGCCTCCATGGCGTTGTCCGCCGTGGTCTTTGCCTCGTTGGCGGTCTCCTGTGCCGCGTCGGCGGTTTCCTTGGCCTCGCTGGCGGTCTCCGCCACGCCCTCTGCCGTCTCCTTGGCCTCGTCCGCCGTGGTCTTGGCCTCGCCTGCCGTGGTGGCCGCGCCGTTGGCGGCCTCCAGGGCGGCGTCCGCCGTGTTGCCTGCGGTGGTCGCCTTGTTCTGTGCCGCGTCCGCCGCGCTCTTGGCGGTCTGCGCCATCTTCAAGGCGTTCTCCGCTTTCTGCCCGGACGCGCCGGGCACATTCACTTGTCCTAATGCCATTGGCTTACTCCTTCCCGTAGATCACCCAGTATTCCGCTGTGATCGTCTCTGTGGGTTCGCTGGCGGAGCGCAGACGCAGCGCACCGCTCAGCGTTTCGGTGGTGGGGCACAGCCCGCAGCTGACCGCCGCCGACGCGCTGGACGCGGCCACGGTCACGTCCACCCGGTCCTTTGCCGTCAATCCCTCAATGGGGATATCCAGGTAATAGGGGTAGCTGTCCGTCTCCGGCTCGTCGCCGTCCTCGGTCTCGTCGTCCTCCACCTCGTCAGACGCCCACCCCTTCACTGGGATGGTGAGCGCGACAGAGTTTCCCTTGTCGGCTTTGACCTTCGCCATCGTCTCAATGAGGCTTGCCGACAGGGCCGCCACATCCGCCGCGTGGTCATGCGCCCTTCTGGCCGTTTCCTCCAGCTGTTCGCCGGTGACGGCCTGCCCGGTTTCTCTTTTGGTTGCCTCGCTCAAAATCTCACCTGCTTTCTAAAAGGGAAGGGCCAGGGGTATTCCCCCGGCCCTTACTCTTTTTGCGCTACGCCTGATCGGATTAGCCCTCGGTGGTCTCCGCACCGTAGATGTCGTCCAGCATAGCCTTGACGGCTTCATCGGTGCAGAAGGTGATGCCGTCCAGCTTGCTCTTGTCGCTGGAGGACATAAGGCCGTCAGCGGAAGTGGTGGCGGCGCTGTAGGTGGTGTCCTGGCCGGGGATGCCAAGGCCGGTAATGTCAGCCTTTGCCACGGCCTCGGCAGCGGTCACATGGCCCTTGCCGTCCACGGTGACCTTATAGAGGCCAGAGGTGTACTCGGTGTGGGTGTCGTGGGTGTAAACGGTGGTCTCGGTGCCGTTGATCTTGATGTTGCCGTTGGTCTCGGATGCCTCGGTCTTGGTAGCGCCGGAGGTCACGCCGTCCAGCTTGTTCTTCAGCTCGTCGGTGAAGTCGTTGGTGGACAGGCCCTTGCCGGTCTCCTTCTCCACGAAGTCGGACACCTTCTTGCCGCCGTCGGCAATATTGCCGTTGGCGTCCAGCACGGCGATATCGTCCTTGGTGCCGCCGTCCACCAGAGTGGCGAAGCCGGAGGTGTCGATCACGCCGGTGTAGGCGTCATACTTGTACTCCGGGGCCTCGCTGGTCCCCACGTTGATGATGGCAACGTTGGTGCCTGCGGGGTACTTCTTGCCCTCGCCCTCCACGAAGTCAGCGGTGGTGGTGAACTTGTCCGTCACGTTGACGATCTTATTCAGGTTGTCAGCGTTCAGGGCGGGCAGGGAGGCGAAAGCCACGGAACCGGCAGGCTGGAGGGCACCGGCCACAGCGGCCTTGACGGCGCTGGTCACCTCGTCCTTGGTCTGGTACTTGCTGTCGTTGGTCAGGTCGCTCACCTTGGTGGGGATGCTGGCGGCCTTCTCCTCCAGGGCGTCCAGGCGCTTGTCCGTGCGCTGGCCCAGGTATTTCAGGTCAGCAAGTCTCGCTACCATGCTCAGATCGTATTCGTTAGCCATTGTTTTTTCCTCCTGTAAAATAAGTAATATTTATTCAACACGCGGCTAAACGTGGTGAATACATCATGTAGGGGCGGGCCTCTGCGCCCGCCCGCTCGGTCAGTCGTACAGCTCGTCGATCATGGCGCGGGCGTCCTCCTCCGGCACGGTCAGGGCGTCCACCAGGGTGGTCTTGGATTCCTCCGTACCCGTCAGGGCGTCCACCAGCGCTGCCTTGGCCTCCTCGGAGCCGGTCAGGGCGTCCACCAGGGTGGTCTTGGTCTCGTCGGTCATGGTGCTGCCGTCCACGGCTACCGCGCCGTCCTCGTCGATGGTCAGCCCGTCGCCGGTCTTGACGGCAACCTTACCGTCTGCGGTATAGGTCAGCCCGTCGCCGATCTCCGTCGTTCCGCCGCCGCCACTACCGCCGCCGCTGGAGCTGCCGCCCTGTCCGATCAGCGTCACGGTGCCGGTCAGGTCGGTACTGGGTACGCTCTTGGCCCGCAGCCGCACGGCCCCGGAAATGGTCTCCGCCGTAGTGCTTACCTCGCTGGCGGATGCCGCCGAAAGGCTGTCTGTGTCCAGCGTCACGATGGGGATTTTCAGGCTGGTTGCCTCGGAAACAGCCGCGTCCGCCTGATAGGCGTAGCCGCTCTCGTCCTCGGCCGTCTCCCAGTCCTCCCGCTTCACGGTGATTCTGGCAGTCTCCACCGATGCCGTGTCCATGTTGGGGTCCACGTTGAACTCCACCGCGTCCACGTTCACAAAGGCCACGTGCATGATAAGGGTTAGGGTGGCGGCAATACCGTCCGCGATCACCACCTTCTCCGTGTCCGGCACGTTGCACACGGCGATCATGTCCCCGTCCTCGTCAAATAGGCCGATCTCCCGAACGGTGAACCCGCCCACGCTGCCGTCCAGCACGATCTTAATGTCGATCATGTTTTTGGACAGGGCGTTGATCTCCTTGTTGGCAATATCGCCCCGCCAAACCTCGCGCTTCAATGCGGTCTGGTCCGATGTGGGGAGGTAGTAGGCCCCGTCTCCGTCGCCCACCCCCGCCGCTACCACGCTGACCTTCTCGCCGTTCAGGGCCGCCGCCGCGATCTTCTCATTACCCAGGTCCGTGACCAGGGTTTTATACTTTCGGCTGTCCTTGGTTGCCACGATCTCGCTCATTGCGTTTCCTCCTCGCCTCCCGGCTCATTGTCCGGGAAAATTTCAACCACCTGTTTTGCTGCCGTGCCCGCCGTCCGCCTGCTCTCTGTCTGAATGTCCAGGCGCTCAGTCAGGCTGGGGAATATTTCAACGGTCTGCCGTCCGGCTGTGATGGCCGCCGGACCGGCCTGCGCTGACACTTCAAGGCGCTCCGTCAGCGCCGGGAACACTTCCACGGTCTCCTTGGCCCTGCTGGCCGCCACGGTGCCGGTCCTGTCGGTGATCTCCAGCGCCGTCACCAGCTCCGGCCACACCTCCACGGTCATTCGCGCCGACACAAACGCCGCCGCCCTTGCCGCGCCCTCCGTCTCCGTCTGGTACTCCACGCAATCCAGATGGGACCGGAGGCTTTTGTAATACCGCATCCGTTCCAACATCCGGCGCTGCTGCTGGGCCGTTACGCCATCTTCCGGTATCGGTATCTCCACTCGGAAGCAGTACGGTTCTCCGCCGTACTGGAACCACTCCTTGACCTGCGCCCCAGGGAACACCGCCCTTAGTGCCGTTTCCACAGCGCCCCGCGTTCCCAGCGTCTTGTGGACCTTCCAGCTGTCTTTCACCGTCTGCCGCTTCTGGGCCAGGGTGTAGTTGGGGTCCCACCAATCCACCTTGAAATCCCGCGCCAGGATAGCCAGCGCCCCGGCTGGCAGCTCGTCGATGTTGGAGATTATCCGCAGCCGGTCGATCTCGTCCACCCGCCCGGCCAGCAGCTCCGCCGCCGCCTCGCCCAGCGCC